AGAGCGTGAAATAGGCAGCAGGCTGGATTTAACTATCGAAGAAGCCGTTCGGGAGCGTTCGGAGCTTTTGAAATATAGGGTTTCTGAAAAGTGGGTATATTCGGTCGTTGAGAAGATTGACCGAAGACTTGCCGACTTGAATAATCTTATTGCCGAGCTGGTAACGAATGAAATGGCTGAGTGACCACAAAGTTAATATCGAAATAAGAGCTTGTCCGCCTGTGGTTTATGCTGAAATGAAATTCGGCGGCGCGACATACAGGTTTTGTGACATTGACGGCAAAATGAACTTACAATGTTACCTGAGAAGCGTAGTTTATCGTTTTAAGAGAATTTTCAAGAAGAAGGTTTGTGTGGCGGGGTGTTGGCTGGTAACTGATGAAATTATCACCTGAACAAGAGATATTGGCAAAAGTTAGTGTCGGTAGATGGGCTTCGTTGAATGAAATCGAGCTCCAGAGCGGAAAGTTTAGTTTCGAGGGTCGTGAATACCAGGTCGAACCCCTTATCTCTCGTGTCCGCCGAATGTGTTACATGAAGGCTACGCAGCTCGGTTTTACTGAAATGGAAGTTTTAAGGTCTTTACACGGGTTGATACATGGTATTTATCCTCGTGGAATTTTATATCTTTTTCCTACTAACGACGATGTTCAGGAGTTTGGTAAATCACGTTTCAATCCCTTAATTCTTGCAAATAAAAACGCAATAGGCAGATATGTCAAGACTTCCGGCACGAAAGGAACCGATACCGCTTCTTTGAAGAAGATACACAGTGCTTTTTTATGGCTGCGGGGCGCAAGGTTGACTCGCAAAATAGACGAGCAGGACGAATCGTCCAAGATGAGAAGCATATCGGTTGACCGCATAGTTTTCGACGAACTTGACATGATGGCTGACACCGACTCGGAATTTAAAGTTATCGGTAAGGCCAGGGGCAGATTAGGCGATTCCGAACAAAAGGAAGAGTGCTTCATTTCCAATCCTACCACCCCGAATTTCGGAATAGATAAAATCTTCAATACTTCAGACCAGAGATACTGGTTTAGATATTGCGAGGCTTGTGGAAAGCATACTACCTGCGCCGAAACAGAGTTCTTCGAGAATCCTGATAAGCTAATCAAGTTGCGTTCCGACGGAACCGGCTATATAGTTTGCGTAAAATGCGGGAAGGAATTGTCGAATTATCCGGGCGAATGGGTTCCTGCTTATCCTCGAAATTCCGACTATATGCACGGCTATCAGTTATCACAACTGACGAGCCTTAGAAATGACCCTGCCGAGATATTGAAGGATTTCAACGAGCCGCCTGAAGGAAATCTTAGCGATATTATTCGTTTGAGATTGGGAAGAGCGCATATTGCCGCCGAGGACAAATTAAGAAAAGAGGACGTATATAACTGTTGTGGTGACAATTATACTATCAACTCACATCAAGGCCCGTGCATAATGGGTTTGGATTGTATGAAGGGCAAACATCTGATTATAGGTGCAAGAACAGGTCGTGATAGTTACGAGGTCTATAAGTTTCCCGTCATATTCGGGCAGGGAATGGATAGCTGGAATGAAATATACGATTTATGCAGGAAATTCAACGTCAAGAGCGGGGTAATCGATATTCGGCCTTACGAGGATGCTGCAAGGGCTTTTCAGAAAAGATGGGGGAAGGGTATGTGGTTATGTGAGTATAAGGAAACCACGCCTTTAGGCTCGATTTATAATCCCAATACGGGAATAGTGAGTGTATGCAGAACGGAAATTATGGATGCTACTCATAGATTGATAACGACTCCGGGCAGCTTGATTCTGCCCCGAAAAGATACTCCGCACATGTCCGAATTTGTCAAACAGGTATGCTCACCTTTCAAAGTCAGGGAAAGAAACAAAAAGACCCAGCAGGAAGTATATCGTTATCGAAGAACGGGCGAAGACCATTTCAGGCATTCGTTGAATTACTTTCTTCTGGCAGCCAAGGACGGCAAGGTGGGAACGGTAGAAAATATTCATAACAGAAGAAGACTCAGACAAACAGTAGCCAATAACAATTATAATCGCATTTAGAAAGGGAAAAAATGAAGGAATTAGCAAAGGAACTAACAGAAACAGTGAATGAGTATATCGCAAAAGGACTGACTACCGAAGAGGTATGTGGATGTTTGGACGTCGTGAGCTTTCGTGTTAAGCAAGCTTCTATTATACCAACCGAGGCTGAATCAGGTGGCTCACCTGTATCAGGAGATAATGATGACTCCACTTTTTCCTAAACCAAAACCGATAGTAATGCCGGAAGTTAAAGAGCCGCCGGAAATAGTATCCGAAGGCGTTAAGGGCGAGGGCGACAAGCCCAGAAGAAAGAAGGGTCACGAAGAAACAATATTGACCGGTGAATTGGAGCCCGTAACTACCGGAAAAACCCTGTTAGGATAAAAATGGACCGGAGAATGGAATGGCTGAAAACAAAGCGGAGCAATACATAAACGAATACAAAAGAGAGTGGGACAAGCTCGGTAACTTTCGTAATTTATGGCAGGAAGCAGCCGACTTGGAATTTCCACGTGAAAGCAATATATGCACTACCAAATACAGGGGAACGGAACAGACCCGAAAAGTTTACGACCCTGTAGCTATTACCGACTCTAAGGAAATGGGTGATGGTATGTTATCTGCCATCATTCCAACCGGTGAATATTTCTATAAGTGGAACGTCTCGAAGGATAATATCGGCGGTCAATCGGATGAGTTTGACGATTGGTGCGCCAGAGCTACCGACAAACATCATAGGTCATTGTTTGCATCGAATTTTATGTCGCAAGAGAGCGAGTTTATGCGTTCCCTTATAGTCTTTGGGACTGGCAACATATATTCCGAATGGTCTGTAAAGGCCGGTGGTTTGAATTTCAAAGACTACGATATAGCTCTTTATATAATGCTTATGAACAGCGAAGGCGTTATAGATACGATGATGATAAAGTTTCCTTACTCTGCAAGGCAGGCCGTCGATAAATGGGGCGAAAAGGCCGGCCAAAAGATAAATGAAGCTTACAAGGACTCGAAGAAAAAGGAGGATATATTTGAGATACTTCACATAGTCAGACCGAGAGAGAACAGGAATCCCCGCTTTTATGAAGACCCGATGAATATGCCCTGGGAATCGGTTTATATTGACGTCGAGCATAAGCATCTAATTGACGAGGGTGGATTTCCCGAATTTCCATACCATCCCGCCCGATGGATGGTAACTACCGGCGAGATTTTCGGTAGGGGAGTAGGAACTCAAATACTACCGCAGGTCAGGGCCTTGCAGCAGATATGGTGTGATTTGATAGAATCTGCCAACAAACACAACAATCCACCGCTTGAAGTTGTGGGCGAGCTCGAAGGTGAACTCAAGATTTTTGCCGGTGCGATAAATCATGTTCAGGAAACCGGAACTATCGTTCCGATACCAGGCTTACAAGGTAATTTCCCGATACCGAAGGAAATATATGAAATGATGACGGAGATGATTCACAAGGCCTTCTATAAGAACGTCTTCAATCCCATTTCAGACCTCAAGGGCGATAGAAGGACTATTCCTGAAATACGCGAGCGAATAGTTGAAGGTCTAAGGCGGGCAGGCCAGCCGGTCGGAAGAATACAAACCGAGCATTATGAACCTCTTCTGAGAAGAACTTTAATGCTCCTAATTGATAATGGCGAGATACCACGACCGCCATTGGGTCTTGAAACAGTTGAAATCGAATATTTAGGCTTGATGGCTAATGCTCTTAGTTCGGGACAGGCCGCCGCCTATCAGAAGGGGGTTGCTATAGGCGTTGAGCTAAAAGAATCAATTCCACAAATACTGGACAATATCAATGTGGACGAAGGTTACAGAAATTTGTGTCGTCAGCTTGGTATGAGGGCGGAAGATATAAAATCAGAAGATGACAGGGACGCAATAAGGGCCGCACGTCAGGCCGAATTACAGAAACAGCAGGCCTTGCAAGCTGCTCAAGTTGCCGCCCAGGCCTATGGACAAACCACAGGAGCGCCCGAAGAAGGCTCTCCTGCATCAGAAATTATGGAAGTGGCAAAATGAAAATATGCAATTATAGAAAAATACATAGAAGGGAAATAAAAAATGTCTCCTAAAGGAAGCAGAGTACATAAAGTTTACACAAGTTTAAGGTCAAAGGGAATGAGTAAGGGCAAGGCTGCAAGGATAGCTCAATCCGAAACGGGTCAAGCATTAAAGACCGGCAGGAAACCGAAACATAAATGAAACCCAAACGAGACGAAAAACAGACTATCATTGACTTTCAGCAGACCTTCGGCACAGAGGCAGGCAAGGGGGTCTTAGGTAATCTTAGAAGCTATTCCAAGATAGATGGATATTTAAATCTGATGGGCAATAAGGATATTACGCCTATCCAAGTAGCCTTCGCCGAAGGCCAGCGAAGTATGATGATGCACATATACACACAGTTAAGAAAAGACCCGTATGAGGTCAAACAAGCTAAAGCAATAAACTACGAAGGGAAAGAAGAAGATGGCTAAGGAAGAAATGACTCCAGAGGCAATTAACGCAAGGAAAATAGTGGAAATTGAGCAAAAACACAAAGAGGAGATGGACGCGTTAAAAGCTCAAATACAACTATTGCAGATTATAGCAACGCAAGCGTCGGAAGCGCCGCCGAGGGTGACGACTAAAGAGGTAATGCAAATCAATATGGATGGTGAGCAATACTTTTGCGAAACTGCTGAGGAAAAAGCTATATTCTTCAAGAACCATCCGGAATCGAAAAAGTACAAGTGCCAGGATTGCAACGAGAGATTTCAAACCCCTGCGGTGGAGGACGGCAAGATACTTGTATGTCCGAAATGCCGTTCCAAGAGTATCTTTGTCAATGTCGAGGTCTTCAATCTCGATTTGCCAATTTTCATCGCAGACGAATATTTGAATAAACCAGAAAACAAGAAACATTTTGTAAAAGTAAGAGAAGCATACAAATCTTTGGAAAGGATAAAAAATGCCTGACCCAGAAACTCCGCCCGTTGCATTAGCAGATGCAGATGGTAATTTAAGAGAGGGCTGGCTCGAATCTCTTGACGAAAAGTACAGAGACGAGCCGTATCTCAAAGAAGTCAAAAATGTTCAGGGTATGGCGACTTCTGTAATAAGCGCAAGAAGTATGGTAGGTAAGGACAAAATAGCCATTCCTAATGAGAACACGACAGATGACGAATGGGATGCCTGGCATACGGCCGCCGGCCGTCCAGCTACTGCCGCCGATTATAATATTGTCCGACCAGAGGGTTTCCCGGAAGAGCGTTGGAGTCCGGAACTTGTCATTGCCGCCCAGGACTTATTTCATAAGATAGGTTTGAACTCTAAGCAGGCTGCGGCATTAACGGAATTTAATAATGCCAATGTCTTGAATGCCGTCAAGGCTC